GTTTATGCGCTTCTCACCCTCGTCCCAAGCGTCCGGGTGGGCGTCGGTGGTCGGGAAGTAGTTCTCTACCCGCGTATCAACCACACCACCCAGGTCAGCGTGCGTGTAGTGGGTCACGTCCGCGCCTTTGTGTCGCTCGATCAAGCTGGCGCATATCTCGTTGAGGGATTCGATGTGCTTGCCGATCTGCACCTTGGGGCGCGGTGGGCGGTCGTCGGTGAGCGTATCGTTGAGCATGGCGTCGCGCAGTACGACCAGGCTACTGATAGCCTTAGTGATGTGGGACAGGCTGGACGCGTCGTCGATGTCCTCGCCCTCCCACCACGCGATCAGGTGCCGCAGCGTGGCGTCGTAATAGATGCTGGCGCGGACGCCTGCAGATCGATAGTTATAGAGTCCGTATTTACAAGCGCCTTCGGCCATAGCCGTGGCTACCTCTAACATTACCTGTGCTGGTAACACAGACATACCAACTTTACCGATGGCCATGATGTCCTTGGGGTTGGTGGGCTTATTCATACCGTTCTCCGGTACTGGATGTGGTTGAACAGTCGGCGCACCCAGTAACCGCGCACCAGACTGACAACAGTAAATATGGCTGCCATGGTTAAGTTCTCACTAAAGGACGGCGTGAACCCGAACCAAGGCAGGACTATGAGCTGCGTGCAGACCGCCACGGCGTATCCGATAGCGGTGCTGGTGCAGGTTTCGACGGCGCTACTGATGCGGGTCTGGGTCACTATACAGCCTCCGCTTTCATATCCGACCACTCGCCGGTGGCCAGGTTATAGCGCCCGTGCCATTCACCGACGCGAATAGGCAGCCCCATTGGGTCGCGACTTGACGCGGGTACCGGGAGCACGACGCGCTCGTTGTCCCAAGGGCCGCCAACGGCGACCATCAGGCGTTGTTTGGAGCCACGGTGGGTGCCTATGGGCGTAGGCTTGGGGATCAGTTTGAACTCCGGCTTGTCGCATCGCAGCCAGACAGATGTGCCCAACCCCAACGCGGTGCGGTATGTTGGTCCTGAGAAATGAATCGCTGACCATTTATCCGTGCTGGGGTTGTGCTTGAACAACAGACCATCAACCGTCTGGTGTGTGGTGCCGCGAGGCACCTCGTCCCACGAGTTCATAGGCATGGTCGCTACTCCGTGGGTACGACGGTCAGGGCGGGCTTACTACGCGCCTGGCCGATGTGTTGCAGGATGTCCAGCAGGTGCGCGGTCTGATACATGGCATCGGCTGCGGCGTCGTGTTGTGCGCCCTCGAACGGCGGTGCTATAACCTGGGGGTACAGCTCACGCATCGTGCGGTAGTCGCGCTGGACGTAGTACGGAATGGGGTTCTTGAAGCCTGAGTAATCCATCATGGATTCCATCCAGGTGTGGTCGATACCACCGCACGACCATACACCCTCAACCTTAGCGTTCTGGTCCTTGACGTAATCGTACCAGGTAATGAACGCTTGGGCGGCGTGGTTGATTGGCATGGCGGCTTCCATGAATACCCGGTCTTGTTCTTCCTCGGACAGTTCGTCGAACTTCTCGCTGTCTTTCAAGTCGGCCAGATCGGTTGCGGTGGTTAGGCGCTGACGGGCTTCGTCGGATTGCTTCATCCACCACAGGGCGGTGCTGGCGCTGATGTCACGGCCTGGTTGGATACGCGGGTCGATGTTGACGTAGAACTGCTCCAGCAGCACGCCGGTGTCTGCGTCGAACGCAACGGCGCCGAGGGCCAGCAATACGGCGTTGGGCTTGAGGGACAGCGTTTCAAAGTCGATCATGATGTGCATGGTGTTACTCCGTTTCGGAATCAGTAGGAAGGCCCAGCACGCTATTCAGGTGTTGGATTTGTACGGCCGGCAACTGAGCAGGTGCTGGTTTGTTGCGCTCAGGTAGTAATTCTTTGGCTTCGGGCCACACTTTCAGGAGCTGGGGAATAGTATTGACGCTGGACAACACGGCGCCGACCTCGGCTTTGACCTGGTCGTACCGGTCTTTAAGGTCTGCCGCCTGGTTGTTCAGTTTGGTCAGTCGTTTTGCCAATGGGTGGGATGCCTGGATGGCGAAACCCTTGTTCTTAGTGTCGAGAATACGGGGTTCGCCAGGGTAGTCTATTCGGTGGACTTCACCACCAACATTGTACAGCTGTCTCGTGCCCCGCCCCACCAACACTATAGAGCAACGCAGTCCTTCGGGTATGGTCTCGGCTATGCTTTTCTCCAGTGCTTCAATGTGTGGTATATCGTGCTTGTACTCGCTCATGCGTAGGGAATACAGGTCTTCGGCCAGCGTAGCCTTGGCGGCTTGGATCTGTTCGTGTTGTTTGTCCAGACCTGCAGATGTGCAAGCGTTGGCCTTGATGGTGGACTTGAGGTCGTGTGTCAGCTTAGACATGGCGGTGTTACTCCGTTTCGATGGTGTTGTGGGTTGACAGGATGAGGTACAGCATGCGTTCGGCGGGGTTATCTGCACCAGCCCATACGAACGTGTTAGCGGCGACGCCGTTGATGCGTGGGGAGCGGATCAGGTAGCCAGGGTCTTTACCTGCAGTGTGGTATTTGGTCATCCACTTCGCGGGCAAAGTCAGGTCGGGCTTGGGCGGCGGTGTGCCGTTTTCTTCGGCGTTTATTTCTTCACCTTGGAAGATAGCGCGCTGCCACCGTCCGATGTAACCCTTTAATAGTCCGCGGATTTCTTCGTGGTGTACAGCGTCGCCTGAGAATACAGCGGCGTCGATCTGGTCGCATAGATCGTCAAGATATTCTTTCTGGTTGTGCATGGCGGTGTCTCCGGTTAATTACAACACAGACTGTAGTAGTTGTATCAAGTGTTTGTCAAGCGCCTGTCGATCCGAACCCGCCGGTGCCGCGGGTGGTGTCGCTGAGTTCGTCAACTTCGGTGAACGACATCTGGGCGATGGGGATGACCAGTGCCTGGGCGATGCGGTCGCCGGGGCGAACTATCAGTGGGTTGGCTTTGCTATCGGCGGTCAGCTTCACACGGATCTCGCCGCGATAATCTGCGTCGATTACCCCGACACAGTTGGCCAAGCGCACGTCGTGGTTGAACCCGTGCCCGCTGCGGCTGAACACCAACATCACGTGATCTTCCGGGATCTCGAACGCCAAGCCGGTGCGCAGTACAGGAAACCCGGTGCCTATAGGTGCGCGAGCTATCGCATATAGGTCGAAGCACCCAGACCCGTCGGTTGCATACGTGGGCAGGATAGCGTCGGGGTGTAAGCGCTTTACTTTGATATTCATACAGTCAAGTCCTTTGTGTTGTTGCGGCACAATATGCCGGCTTGTTTTGCCTGGTCGATGTCGAACATGCCGAAGTGGCATTCGTCGCGCGTGATACCCATCGCGTCGGTGAGCCATGCGTAGGCGGTGTCGCGGCTCCAGTGGTTGGCCCGGCACATTTCAAAGAACCGCGCCTTGGCGTCGATCCGTGCCTTGCGTAGCGGCTTTTTCGCCAGTGTGCCGAGTGGTAGGTCGGTGTCGGGGTGCAGTCCCACGTAGGCGTCGCACGGGGCGCACTGGTACACATAGGGCCAGGTGCCGTAGGACTTGCCGTTGTAGATGGCTGAGTTCTCGGTGAGCACCACGTCTGAGCCACAGTGCGGGCAGTGTGTTGGTGGTGGCGTAGCGTGCGTGACACGGGCCAATGCGCGGCGGCTGACGTGGGGTAGTGGTGTTGGCGCGTCGAGTTTGAATGGTAGGTGCGCGCGGGTATCAATGGGCATCAGTCAGTCCTCGTTCCAGCGTTTGATGATCTCGCACCAGTTCGGGATGTCCGACGGTGCGCCGTTTATTTGGATCTCGCCTGCTACCAACTCGACCACGAACTCGTTGTTGGTGGTGTTACCCCATGCGTATGGGTCGAACCGTAACGTATCACCGATATGCACCGGGTTGCCGTGCCTGTCGTTCAGACCGATGGGTACGCCGATGGGGCTCCGTGGTTCTGGACCTTTGCCGCCGTTCATGTTGTGGAGGTGCCCGTCCCTGGCCAATAGGAATATTTCTGTGCCCCGCTTGTCGATAGCACGACGGACCTTCGAGTCTGCTATCTCGTCGGCGTGTATTCGTAGCAAGTCGATAGTGTTCATTAATAAATATTTAGCTGTCATCGTCGTTCTCCAGGGGTGCATCCGGTGCCAGGATCTCGCAGCCGTCCACGATATTCAGGGGGTCTACTTCGCGCAGCAGACCTGCGTATACCATGGTTTGGTGCTCTTCGGTCTTGGTCAGGAAGTCGTAGTCCTTGATACCTGCGTTCATGCGCGCGATCAGACCGGCCAGGCTCTCGGGTGCAATACGGTAGCCGCGTGACAGGAACTTGGTCATGCGTAGCATGCTGCCGCCTGCATCCTCGTTGCGCACCGGGAACATATAGCGCAGGCGCTTGCTGGCCAAGTCTGGGTAGAACGTATCGTCGCAGGTTGACTTCCATTCTTTGTCTGCCTTGCAGTACCACACCACGGCTCGGGCGATACTAAAATCGAATGACTCTGCCAGGCCGTACGGGTCCGTGAATGTCCAGCGGGTGATGAACTGCACCGGTGTGCGGTTCAGGGTCAAGATGGTGCAGGCGTTGTCTGTCACCATACAGCGCACCTTGCGCTCGCCTGCGAATATCTGGGCCTGGGTCTTGAGGCGTTCGGGATGCTCGCCCCACAGGTCGATGTCGTTGACCTGCTCGTTGGCGATACAGCTACGGATGAATCCGCCGGCCAAGTACACGGTCTCGGTCTTCAACAGTTTCTTCACGTCCTTGGGCAGACGGTTGACAACGTAATTCAGGTCTTCGGTTAGTAGTTGCATTTCAGTGCTCCAGTTAGTAGGGTGGTGTGCCGCTCAGTTTACCGAACGCGCAGGGCGCACGGTGGGATTGTAGTTGTGCAGCAGGTACTGACTGCCCATGGTTGCCTTGGCATCGGCCAGGTGTTGTTCCAGTCGTTCGCGTTGCTGCAGATCCTCGGCGTCCAAGGGTAGCGCCTGGCGTAGCTGCAGGGTGATCTTGTTTGGTGGTAGTAGTTTGCGGGTGTTCATGGTGTTCTCCTATTTATCCACGTCGTCGAAGATGCTGCGCTTGACTTCCACGGTCATTAAAGTACCGTCTGCCGCGTAGAAGCATTTATTGTGCATGGCGGCCATAACGGCGGTGGCGAGTTCCGACTCGCTCGGTGTGCCGCTCAATCGGCGCAGGATCTCGGTGTTCATAGACCGGCGGTTTGCCTTGGCTGTCGCCTTGAGTTCATCGTGCAGCCCAGCGGTCATGCGTACCACTACCTTGGCGTCGGCGGTGCGGTTGGCTGGCGACTTGGGTTTCTTTACCAGTTCCACACGGGTGTCGCCAGCATAGTGCGCCAGTAGTTCCTTTTTAGTGCCGAACAGGTGGCCGCACAGATCGCAGCTCGCCATATGCTGGTCCTCTGGCATATGCTCCAGGCCCCAGATCGGGGCGCCTTGTTTTTTGTTGAAGTTGGTCACATACATTTTCATGGGTACGTCTCTCCGGTTGCCGCGGCGGTGTGCCGCTCATGGGTGCTGTTTACCAGGTCGCGCCAGTACCGGGCATCCTGCATGGCTTCTCGTCGCATGCGCAGGTACTCGCGCCTGTGGTGCTTGGGTTCTTGCCAACTATTGCGGCTGCATTCGCGGGCGTGCTTTATACAGCCGGTCAGTTTTGAGCGGTGCCATTCGTTTAGTATGTCGGGGTTATGCTGGCGGTACTGCGCGACAATATCGGCGGCTTCTAGTAGTCGCGGCCGTGCTCGGTGTTGTGCGGCTTGATTGTCGGTGGTGCGGTATATGATCGGCTTTTTCACTTGTGCGGTGCTCCGGTGTGCCGCTCACTGGCTGCCGCCAGGGCTGCAAATTCACCGTGGGCGCGCCATTGCTCGGCGGGTTCAAGGTCCAGCGGGCGGCCTGGTGGGTGCCTGCGGTTGAAGTCGTCACGGCATGCGGCAAAGCCTCGGGCCTTTATCTGGTCGGCCATGGCGTCCAGGCCGGCGTAGTATTCTGGGTTTTTCATTGTGTGCGCTCCTGTGTTCTGAGGTGCGCGCATATGGCGTTAGCTACCTGCTCGCGGCTGCGGCCTGGTAGCGTCACGGAATAGTGTTTTTGTGCAAAGGCTTTAGCCTCGCCGGGGCGTATATGTTTCTGATCCAGCTTGGCTATTAGTGTCTGTGCTACGTCGCGGGGTATGGTGTTCACTGTGTGCGCTCCTGTGCGGGGCCATATGGGGCCGATACGCTGCGGGCTTCCTGTTCTGGCCAGGCGGTGTTTATCTTGGTTGCCATGGTTGCGGCGGTCATGGCGTGCACGTTCGGCACCAATACGGGGGCGGTCTCGCCCTCGCTGGCTGCGTGGATTGCTACGCCTGAATGTGTGCCGCTCACGGCGTACAGGTGCCAGGCGTCGCTGCTGGCCGCCATGGTGCGGAAAAGGGCTGTGTGCTGGAACGTCGCGCCTTGTATGGCTGCGTGCTTGCGTTGGTCTTTGTTTAGTGTCGGGGTGTTCATACTGTCGGACTCCGGTAAATGATGGCGGTAAATAGCTGGTGTTGACGTGCCATAGCACGCTCCCAAGCGTCACGGGCTAGGGCGCTGCCGGTCGATGCCTGTTTTAGCGCTCGTGCGGTGTCCTGACACGCGTTGTTGTATGTGTCGGCTTCTGCCTGGGTGAATACGTGACCGTTATAGGCGGTGTACCCTGCGGTTATGGTTTTCATTTGGCGACATCCGGCGAGAAGGTATAAACCAGAATATGGCGGTTATAGAACCGTACGCCGGTGCGGCGGTCTGTCTCGGTGGTTCGGCAGTCGTCAATATGCCCAAGGTCTACCGGTGGCAGTTTGCTGGGCGTGTCCCAGTGTCCTAGTATTTTTCCGGCGGTGTCGATGGTCACGCGGGCGAATCCGTACCGGTTTTTATAGGCTGCGCGGGCCAGGCTTTTTATGCTTTTCATGCGTCTGGGTGCTCCGTGTGGGCTATGTCGCGGCTGAGGGTGATTAGGGTTGCCGCCTGGGCTTCGGTCAGGCCGTTGTGCTCGGCGAATTTTGCGACGGTTAAATAATTGTTGCGCCAATCCAGATAAACAGCGGTCAGGTAGTCGCGGGCCTGCTGTTGTTGTGGCGGGTGCGCGGGGATTAGTGGTTCGGTTTTCATGGTGGTCAGTCTCCTGGTTCTAGTTGGCGGGTGACAATGGTGCACGCGACGGGCAGTGTGTTGCGGTCGAAAACCAGCAAGGCGCTGCGCTGCGTGTACTCGTGTTTTATGGTGCATAAGTGGTTGGCTAGCGCGGTGGCAATCCGGCTTTGCCAAGTGGGCATGCTGAGGCGGTCGGGTAGTTCAAAAACGGCAGTATCTCCTGGACGCATCCGTTCCAGTCGGCTGCGCACGCTCGTTTCTTGTATTTTATATTTTGGCATGGTGGTCAGTCTCCAATAATAGTTTTAAAAAGGCGGTGTTGCTGGTCGCGGGCGTGCTCCAGTGCATGGCGGGCTAGCTCGCTGCGCTGCTCAACCTGGGGGGCTCTGTGCGCTTCGCGTTCGGCATGGGCGGTGTCCGTGCATGCTCGGTTGTATGCGTCTGCTTCGGCCTGGGTGAATATGTGGCCGTTATGGGCGCGATAACCTTCATAGGTGGGTTCTGCGTCGATCATGGCGCGCACGCGGGCGCGGTGCCGCTCGTGTATGCCTGGGTCTGGCGCGCTGATTACGGTCTGGCGCGCTGCGTGCTGTCCGGTGTCGATCATGGTTCAGTGCTCCTGGCCAATAAAGGCCGCGTGTTCTGGGGTGCCTGGTGTGAACGGGGCAGTGCGTGCAGCGTTGTGCGTGTAACATCGTCCCCAGGCTTGGGCGGCGGTGCTGCATCCGAAAGCGCCGGGGCTGTCCTGGCTGGCGGGTAATGCCTCGCCACAAAAGCGGGCTATATAGCTGGGCTGGGCCTCGCCGTGGTATTCACGGGCGACGGTGTACCTGCTGTCGCGCTGGATGGTGCGCAGATCCGCGCCAGCGTGCAGGGTGACGGATTTGCGCCATTCGCGGCGGGCTTCGGTTAAAGTGTCGAAGCTCTCCCACATTATCCGGCCTGGGCCTTTGTGGTCATGTGCTCGGACGTGATAGCAGGCGCCTTCGTGCCATAAATCGACTACAAGGTCGCGCTTGTTGTCTGTGATCGCAAAGCGCTGGATGTATCCGCACGCCATCGCATAAGCTGACAATCCGGCTTTGATTTTGAATACTGGGGCGGTCATGGTTATTCGTCCTCGTCGGTGGTGGTGTTCAAGTACGCGTGCAGGGTGTTGACTGCTTTAGTTACTGCTGCGCGGTTCTTGTCGTCGATCAGGGCCATGCACATTCTGAATTGATCATGGCGGGTTATATTGCCGTTGCCGCCGATGGCGAGCAGCATCAGGCCGTCGAACTCTTCACCGATGCAATCCAGGTCGTGTTTTTCCGCGTCTTTGCGGGTTCTGAATATCTCGCCGTCTACTGATTCAAAAACTTGTATTGTCTTCATGGTGTTATGCTCCTTCGGTCACGGTGTAGCACTCGCCGACGTGGTAGCCTGCTTTGCGGGCGTCTTCTAGTGCCTGGGTCCGGGCGTTGTCTTTGTTGTTGGTCAGTACGGGCCACGTTGTGCGCTGCCAGGGGCTGTCCTGGTGCGTTTTGGTTTGCAGGGCGACGGTGTACGCGGTGCGGTTGGTCATAGCGGTGTCTCCGGTGTTTGGTTGTGCCGCGCTAGGCGCGGCGGTGTGGTTATTCGCCAAAATAAAACTGCTGGGCGTAGGTCAAAAGCGCGGCGTTGTCGCTGCCCCTTGTTGGAAACTCAATTAGGCCGGTGCCCCAATCGCTGTATTCCATCCATACGCGGGTTGGTTCGCCGTCTTGCAGTTCTCCTACAAGTTGGCAGTGTGGGCCGCCAGTGCATAGGACGATTCTAAATTCTTCGGGCTCTAGTGTTTCGCCTTGGGACTGCCAGCCGCTGCGCACTTCGACGGATAGGGCGTCAGCATAGATGCGCTGCTGCGCGGCGTCTTGGTCGCGGCAGTCGCCCGCGGCGGCTTCCAGCTCGGCCAGTTCGTCGCATTCCTCGCTGGTCATTGCGTGTTGGTGGCGTGCCCAGCTATCGAAGTCTACCCCATCGTTTTCCGGTATATCGTTAAAGTCCTCGCGTAGTTCTTCGCGGGCGTCGCGTAGTTCTTCAAGGCGGTTGAAGTCGCACTCTAGTGCTGCGACCATTTCCAATACGCTGTTCAGTTGGGCGCGGGCCTGGCTGCGGCCGCTGTTCTCGTCTTCGTGGTTTTGAGTGGTGGTATTCATGGTTTTAAGCTCCGGTATTGGTTGTGGTGTTGTTCAGTTGGACGCGGGCTAGCCACTGATATGTTGTGTGCTCGCTGCGATACTGGTTCATATACTCGCGGCTGGCGGTGGCGTTGCCGCATGCCAGCGCCTGGCGGGCTAGTCGTATCAGATCCTGCTGGTGTTTGATGCTGTCGCGCATGGCGTCGGCGCGCTGCTCCTGGGTCCAGCGTGCGGCGGTTGTAACGGGTGTGTAACGTAAGGGCTGGTTCATGGTTCAAGCCTCCAGGGTGTGGCCGTTATAGACGGCGAATGATTTCGGGTTGTTGCGGGCGTACACTGCGGCGCGGGCTTTGCGCATGGCGAGTGTGTCGGCCTGGATAAGCTCGGCGCTGTGCAGCGTGATGCGCGGGGCGCGGTTGGCCAGCTTGTTCAAGCGCTCGCGGTAGCTCGGCGCGTTGGTGCGCACGGTGGTCAGGTCTGGCTGGTCTGCTGCTGGTTCGAAGTAGGTCATGGCGGTGTCTCCGGTTCGTTTTTCGTAAATCGTGGGGTAACTATACCAGAGTTTTGAGGGTGTGCGCGTCCGTGCGCTGTTATTTCAATATCGTTTATTTATAAGGCGGGGCGTGCTTATGCCTGGTTGTCTGGTATGACTTCCTCCCAGGGTGCGTGCTCCCAGGCTGGCGCTTTTCCTTGGGCTTCAAGCGCTGCGTACTGCATCGCGCGGCGGCCTTCGGCTGCTAGTTCTTCGGGTGTCGCGTGTCGGGTCTGCCTGGTGGCCTGGTATTTGGCCGGTCGCTGACTGTTTGGTAAGTGCGCGTATGGGTTCGCCAGGTACTGCGGGCCGCTTGCGGGTTGTTGGATCGGCTGCGGCTGTACCTGGGCCGGTGGTGTGTATTGTGGCGCTGCGTGGTGTTGTGGCTCGGGTTCGTCGTCTTCCCAGTCTGCGAACGGGTCAGGGCGTGGGTTGCTGGTGCCTGGCGCTACCTGGGCAGCCCTCGGGTGGCCATGCACGCGGGAATAATGCGGCTCGGGCAGGTGGTCTGCACCTGGTATGGGTCCGCGGCTATATAGCTCGCTCCATTTTATAGGGCGGTGCTGCGCTATGTGCTCATATAACGCGGGCGGGGCTGCTCCGGTATCCAGGGCTAAATTGATGCAGCGCTCTAGCGTCTTGCGCAGTTGCGCGGCTGCGTTGCGCTCGTTGGGTGCCATAACCTGAATGAAAAACAGTTGGCTATCGGTTATTCGCGCCTGCATCTGGTGGGGCAAGTTAAGCGGGCGGGGCTTGCGTGGCTTCATAATGTAGTGCTCCGTGGTTGTGAGTGGGTAGCATAACGCAGCATTACCATCAAAAGAATACGCCAGACGCTCTAGTCGATGGGCGGTCTAACTGTATACAGGTAAGGTCTGACGTATACACGAGAATAATAGGCGTGGGCTCCACGTATACGGATAGCCTTAAATTAGCGCTCTCGCGTATACATTGGGCTATGTGTGGTGCTCTCGCGTATACGGATAGCCTTAAATTGGCGTTCTCGCGTATACAAATAGGCTTAATTTAAGGCTATCCGTATACGGACACCATAGAAATGCTGGCAAATAGTGAAGCGGCGGGGCTTTTTAGTGACCATTAGTCAAGGTTGCCTAGCCTGGGAGGCCCATGCTAGAGGGGTATTAGTGAACATAGTGAAAATAGACAAGACTTTTCAGATATAACGCGTTTTAGGGGCTGTTTGTATTCTTTTGGTTGTTATGCTGCGGTGTTAATTTAGCGCGCCGCACAATCTCATGAATACAAATAACCCTCACAGCGTATCCTATAAATTTTTCCTTCACTATTTTCACTTTTTTCACTATTCCATGGATAAATAATAAGAGGAACCGCTCTGGAATGGGCCTTTCAGCCGTAGTGACCTATTCGGTCATTTGGGTAAAAACAAGCCTTTGGATCACTATTTTTAGCAAAACGCACCATAATGGTGCCGAATTAACACGCTCTACGTTAATTTAGCAGTATATAGCCACGTGTTAAGCCTTAGATTTAGCGTCTCGCGTATACGGATAGCCTCCCACGTATACAAATAGCTCTAAATTAGCGTCTCGCGTATACGGATAGCCTCCCACGTATACAAATAGCTCTAAATTAGCGTCTCGCGTATACGGATAGCTCGGCGGTATTGTCTCGCGTATACGCGAGAATACTACTTAGGCGCTATAACCTGGCGCGCTACGTAAAACAAGCAAGGCCATCACCCGCTAAACATAATTAGATTTAACGTGCGGCGCTTAATTATACGGCGGTGTGCTGTTGTGTGCCTGGCTGGCTAGCGTAGCTCACCTGGCTAGCGCTTAGCTGGCTAGCGTAGCTCACCTGGCTAGCGCTTAGCTGGCGCGGGAGGCTCTGCTAAATCCTGGCGGCGTGCTCGGGCTGCTAGCTGGCATCGAGTAACGTCCCTTGACTCCAGGCGCGAGGGGTGCTGGGGGGAGGGGCTGTGTGCGTACCCTCTCTTATCCATTCGCCTCACTACACAGCACCTAATTTCACAGTGTCCTAGTTGTACTATCCCTAAAAACAAAACCACAATGCAGTGCCGCTCATAAAATTTGCCCAGCCCACAAAAACCCAGTACCTAATACACCTCCCACATATCCGCCTCGTTATAGATTTTATAGCCCCCGCTTGACATAACCTAGCCAACCTACTAACTTTACCCGTGCTGCTCTCCGGTAGCGTTGTGATAGGGGCCAGTTGCTTGGCGGTGGCTGGCCCCTAGTTTTATCGGAGGGATGTATTGCTGTGTAGTTTGGGACGGGCGGGTATGCTCCGCGTAATGATCGAAAGGGCCGCAACCTGGACGACCGGGTAAACCACACTACACAGCAATACACGATGCGACCTGTGGTTAAATATGCGGCACGCGACGAGCAGAATGCCTGCGCCACACCAGGGTGTAATGGGAGTCTGGTTCTGAGTACCAGGAGAAAGACCTAGTAAGTCCGGGCGGGTGCTCAAGGTTGGCCGAAAGGCGATAACAAGCACCGAGCGGCAGTAATGGTGATCCGAACCCACCACCGTGTATTCCAATCTTTCTGGGCTGTGAAACAGCACACCACTGTGGGTCTCGGCCCAGGCTGGAGTCGGTAACTGTCTGCAGACAGCCCGACCGCTGCTACGGCGAAAAGGTAGGCTACACGGACGTAGCACCCGCCCTATTGACCCTCCCTTGCAAACCGTCTACTCTTCGTGCTACACGGGCGATGCAGTCCCGCGCCAACTGACCCAGCACCGAGGAACGACCCATGGCCCAAGCAACCGAGAAGTTCACCGAGACCGAAACCCGCGCCAACCAGGCCAAGAAACTGAACGCGCTTCTGAAATACATCGAAGAACTCGAAGCCCGCTTGGCGGCCGTCGAGACCCCGTAAGCTCCGACGCTAGACCCACCACGGGGATGGCCTGGTGGGTAATCACCTGACACCAGTAGGAGTTATCCATGGGCGCCCCGGTTATCGATCTCACTATCCCCAAAGGCAAGACGTTCGAGTTTGCGCTGATGTACGCCGAGGGCAGACTTGTATCCAAGGCGATTACAGGTGTTCCGTCACTTGTGCCCGTGCGCCTCACTGTGCCAGATCACAACCTGCCTGAAGACTGGCCGTTCACAGTATCGTGCGTCCGGCGTCCGAGCGAGCTCAACGGGGAGTATAGCGCCACTGTTATCGACGTGGACACCATTGAGATAAACGGTCTTGTTGGCCAGTGCTGGCGGCACACCTGGTCATCAGGCGGCGTCATTCAATACCCAGCCCCGGGCGATATTACCGGCTGGACGGCTCGCGCCATGTTCCGCCTACGCATTACCGATGCAGAGCCAGTCCTGAGCTTTACCACGGCTGCAGGTGCTGACGGCTTGTTTCTGGTTGATCCGGCGAACAGTACATTCACTCTGTCACTGGGTGCGGAGACAGCAGAAAGCCTACCTGTCATGCGTGGTGTGTGGGATGCAGAGGCCATTGACCCTGATGGCAACGTCTATCCGCTTGTGGCGGTAAGCCCGTTTTGCATCAGCAATGAGGTGACTCGATGAGCAAGGTTGTGGCAGTTAATACCGGCTTGCGGCATCAAGTGGCTGGAGTTAAACGACCTAATAAACGATTGGTTTCAGAGAAAAGTCCAGAGATGAAAATTGTCGCTGGAGGCGTCCGGGGCCGAGCAGGATTAAGTGCTTTTGAAGATTGGGAAGCGAGAAACCCCGGCGGCACGTGGGCAGAGTTTATGTCTGAGCTGGGAACAGGAATAACTTGGAACAACAAAGAGTGGTGATAGCATGGCACTTGCATTTAACAAAGTAACATCCTTACCCGGCAGCCTAGAGCCGGACTCGTTCTACTATGTAGAGAACGGCTCTTACGCTGAAGCATACCTGACGGATGATGCTGGTGTAGCAAAGTCTATAGGTAACTCAACGATGATTACCGCACTGGCAACAGCAGCGGCTAATGCTGTGGTGGCGGACTTTAATACCGTGCTTATTGCTGCTGATATTGCAGCACGTGACGCATTGGTTCTTGATGTGAATCGCATGGTATTGGTGACTGATGCCAGTGCTGATGCAACGGTGACAGCCGGTGCGGCTCTGTATGCTTATAACGCCGGGACTACCAGCTTCACTAAGCTCTCCGAGTTTGAGTCTATGGATGTGACTGTTACTTGGGCGGCTATTTCAGGCAAGCCCACGTCTACCCCGGCGCAGATTGATAGTGCGGTTGGGCAGGCTCACTCACACACCAATAAGACGGTGCTAGATAAATTCTCTGAGATCGGCGGAAAGCCTTACTATAACGGGGCCGAGATTGGCGGCGCTGTTGACTGGGATACTAACAACTGGTGATCCTATGGCTGAAGTATTACAGCATAAGGTAGTCTCTGCACTACCTTCACCACTCCAGGCCAACTCAATCTATTATGTGCGAGTTGGCACTGGGTTTGATGTCTACGTTACCAATAGCTCAGGGACTATTGTTGCGTACCCTAACAATACCAAAGCTGTGCTTACTAAAGAGTGGGTAAGTAGTGATTACACCTATGTAACTGGCGGCACCCTTACAATAGCCCACACCCTAGGAACAATTCCCAGATTTATAGAGGCCTATGCAATCTGCCAGACTGCCGTCTATGGTTGTGCGGTGGGTGAGGCAGTGGTGATGGCCACTATTAGTGACGGGGATAATGCTAGCTTTGGGCTTGGAGTTATAGCTAGAGATGATGAGTTGCAAGTAAGGGTAGGGATTAGTGGGCTGAAAATGATAAGGCCGGATAATGGTGCCAACCAGATTATTAGCCCAACCCAATGGAAGCTTAGATTGGTGGCTGTCGCATGAATACAAAACACTATGTTGATTCTATAGGTAACTACTTAGGGGGCTATAGCGGTGTTGAACCTACTGCTGTAGCTATTGAAGTCTCATCTGCTCCGGAGGATGCCCGTCAAGTATGGAACTTTGAGCTAGAACAGTGGGGGCCAGTGCCTGAATACGTGCCGCAAGTTGTCTCCAAGGCGCAGGGTATTATGGCGCTTTACCATGCTAGTAAGTTGGAGTTAGTAAAGGCAGCGGTGGTAGCAGCCGGTCCAGAAGCCCAGCTAGCCTTTGACACAATAGGGGAGTTCCATCGTGACAGCCCGTTGATGGCTGCAATTGCAGGACCCTTAGAGATAGACCTTGATGAGCTGTTTATTGCTGCTGACCAGATAAAGATCTGATATATAGAGAATGCCGGTACTGCAAACTTCACCGGCGCTAGGATGCAACTAAGGATTTTCAGAACGACCCACAATCCGTGTGAGAAGTGGTGTTGATACTGCCGCCATCTTCCAGCTCTGTCATCACCGCACTATCAAAAAGGCTGACCATTTCACATACCGCCCTTGAGGCGGTTTTTTATTGCCTGGAGTTTATATGTCACTCGGAAGCAAGCAACGCCGCTTTACCAAAATGATCGGGCTGCTGATCGAATACGCCTACCAGAACGGCTATGAGATGACCTTTGGCGATGCGTACCGTGACCCGCGCCTGCACGGCCAGGTTGGCGAAAAGAAAGGGTATGGCGCTACGGGCAGCCTACATAAGCAGAGACTTGCCGTGGACTTCAATCTGTTCCGCGACGGCAAGTTTCTTCAACAGATGGATGATCACAAACCCTTGGGCGAGTATTGGGAATAGCTCGGTGGCTCATGGGGCGGTCGGTGATCAGGGCACGCTCCATTGCGCGCAGCACCTTGACACTCAGCCCCACTAGCCGATAATCACCGAACAGGTTACAGGAGCTACACCATGAATGATCCGTTCGCGTGGGGCGACCCTATCGAGCAAGACACACCCGAGCCACGAAAGCCCGTGTTCGACGGTAGCGACCCGCTGGAGATAGTGCGGTCTATACCACCGTGGGTGCCTACGTCTCCGACCTCGTTGGCTTCGCGCCCCGAGTGGAGCATCCGCATCGTCATCGACTTTGTGCTCGGCGCCAGCAAGGAATCGATCTGCGAAGAATATTCGCTGATGCCGCACCACTACGACTTGATCGTCAACGACACGTCGTTCCTGGCGAAAGTCGCCACGCTCAAAAAAGAACTCGAAAAAGAGGGGGCGACGTTCACCCTCAAGGCGCAGCTCCAGGCCGAGGATCTGATTGACGAAGCCTACAAGATTGCCAAGACCGAGGATATGGACCCCCGGGTGCGCGCGAAACTGATCAACGATATTGTGCGCTGGGCCGGCTTCGACAAGACAGGTGCATCTGTTGACGGTACCGGTAGCTTCTCGCTCAACATCAACTTCTCGGGCGGCAAACCTTCGGGCAACACGTACGACGGGGAGATCACCGACGTATGAGCAACAAACACTGGTCGCCGCGCGACACTCGTGGTATACCTGTAGTATCTGGTAAATAAGGTATCCCCGAACATGAGCGACGTAAACTACACACCGACCCCTACAGGTGAGGCCGTAATCCAAAGCCTCAAGAAATATACCTTCGTCGTGGGTCCGGTCGGTCCCGTGTCTGGGGATACCGAGTTCTTGACCGCCCGAGGGTGGAAGCGGGTCGATGAGTACGAACCAGGTGATAAGGTGGCGCAGTGGACCCCATCACCCATAAACGACCCCACAGGTGGCTGCGTCACATTGGTAGACCCACTTGGGTACATAGTGGCCCCTGCCGAGAAAATGATTCACTTCCGCAATGAGCGGTCCCTATCCATGGTCTTGTCCGAGAACCATCGCGTTCCGTACTACGATTACAAGGGTGACTTCCGCGTTGTGCCGGCCGGTAAAATACACGACAAACCGAGCGTGCGTCGAATACCGACCTCGTTCTGTGTCGATGCCCCAGGCACCGGATTGTCTGGCCGCATTCTACGTCTGGCGGTAGCTATACATGCGGATGGACATTTCCCGGCGCCGGGCAAAAAAACCACGAACAAAAGACGATGGTGTCACATTGTCGTGCGCAAAGAACGTAAGAAAATCAGGCTTCGCGAATTACTCAAGGCGTGCGGTGTCAGCTACAAAGAATCTACATACCCAGGCAGACCGTCAGAGACGTGCTTTAGGTTTGACAGCCCATACATGGGCAAGACGTTCGATACCCCCCAGTGGTGGGCAGCGAACAATACCGAGCTAAATGTGATCATCGACGAAATGTCGCATTGGGACGGTTTGTTCGAGGGTCCAGACACCCGGTTCTCTACCAACTCAAAAGGAGACGCGGACTTCATCCAATACGTGGCCCACGCTACAGGTGGTCGAGCAACCATAAGCACGTACACCTACCCCGAGAACCCAAACTGGAAACCCACATACACGGTCCACATATCGCCCAAGGGCAGCCGCAAGGCGGCGGTCTGCGTAAAAGAATCTGAGACGTATGAGAGTGTCGAAGTACCGGCGCCAGGCGGCAAACAATACTGCTTCCGCACCCCGTCCAGTTTCTTTTTGGCTCGACACAACGGCCGGGTGTTCGTTACTGGCAACTCGGGCAAGTCAGTAGCCTGCCTGATGAAAATTCTGTTCCACGCCAAACGCCAGGTGCCCAACCCCGAAGACGGCATCCGATACACGCGGTTCGTAGTGGTGCGTAACACGAACAAGGAACTGCAGGACACCACGCTCAAATCATTCTTCCAGTGGTTCAAACCTGGCATCGCCGGTGAATGGCGCGCAACCCCGAAGACGTTTACGTTCCGATTCAGTGACGTGCACTGCGAGGTTATGTTCCGAGCACTGGATACCGCGGATGACGTATCGAGTGTACTGTCTCTGGAGATCACAGGGGCTATGCTGGATGAGTTCGTGGAGATCCCACGTGAGATTGTTGACGCCTTGCAGTCACGCTGTGGTCGCTTTCCGTCGAAGAAAGAGGGCGGCTGTACCTGGAAGGGTATCTGGGGCGCATCGAACCCAGGCACGCAGGACGCCTGGTGGTACGACTGGCTCAACTATGAGTGGCCAGACGAAGAGGGTGGAGCGAAGCTGCAGCAGGAAGTGCTGAACTACTTCGTCCAACCCAGCGGGTTCAGCCCAGATGCCGAGAACTTGGAAAACTTGCCACCGTACGACCCAGACAGTAGTGAGTATTATATGGAACTGGCAAAGGGTAAGACCGAAGCATGGGTCAGCCAGTTCATCAAGGTGCTGTGGGGGTTCAGCCAACGCGGCAAACCCGTGTACAAGATGTTCAACTCGGAGCTGCACGGCGCTAAGCAGCCGTTGAAATACAACCCACACCTGCCGATCATCATGGGTTTCGACGCAGGGCTTACACCGGCGGCCACGTTCTCACAACAGGATAGTTTTGGCCGTGTACTGGTGCTGGCCGAGTTGACCAGCGACGGCATGGGCGCCAAGCGGTTCTGCCGCGAGAAGGTCAAACCCCTGATTAACCAGCGGTTCCGAGACTGCAAAATGATTATCGCGGCGGACCCTGCAACCAAGCAACGTGCCCAGACAGACGAGGCTACCGTAGCCAGCGTGGTTGAGCGCGAACTAGGGGTCAAGGTAGTGCCAGCATCGAGCAACGTCTTAGCCGCTCGCTTAGGCGCGGTGGAGGACGGGCTGTCTTTGTTGACCGAGGCAGGCCCCGCGGTACTGATCGATCCAAGCTGTAAGAAACTGATAATCGGGTTCCAGGCAGGCTACCGCTACGCGATAAACCGCAAAGGAGTCAAGGCGGACAGCCCCGAGAAAAACGAATACAGCCACGTGCACGACGCTTTTCAGTACAATATGATGGCGTTCGCCGATGGCAACGCGCGCGACGCCCGCGCTAGAAAACATGCGCATCATGCGGTAAAGTCGCGCAACACGTACGTTTACTAGGGGTCCAGCACCATGGCTGACGAAGATACAGAATTGAAGCTGGACACCGACAGGCTCAAGAAACTCGGTACCAAGCTGAGCGACCGGTTCAAGGAATACGAGAAGTCCCGCCAGGTCCGCGAGGAACAATGGCTCAAGAACGTCCGCCAATACATCGGTGAGTACGACCCCGCTATCCTCGACAAGCTCACGACCGAGCAGTCCCGGGCGTATCCAAAGATTACCCGGGTCAAGTGTTTGGCGCTGGTAGCCCGACTGCACGCCCTGTTGTTTCCGGCTGGCGAAAAGAACTGGGGCGTCGAAGCCTCCCCTAAACCGCAACTACCGCTGGAGCGTCTGCAAGGCATCGCGCAAAAGTGGATAGAAGATTCGGCTGCTAACCCAGAGGCACGCGCATCCCAGACTGAGATGGACCGTCTGATCAAACTACTGGCCGACGAGATCGCATCCGCGATGGAGCTGGTTATCGACGACCAGCTCAAGGATGCTTCTCACGACACAGCCTGTGATTACCCCGCCCTGGTGCGCAAGGTTCTGTTCTCCGGTGTGCTGTACGGCTGCGGCGTGTTGAAAGGCCCGATGAGCGTAGGCCACAAAGGCGCCGTACTGCGGGTTAGCGACACCGGTATGCCAACAGTGATAGAACTTGATCTGTATCGCCCGTACCTGGAACCGGTGTCGATCTGGGATTACTACCCCGACTTTTCCGCGAAAGAGTTCCAGTTCATGGACGGCGCATTCCAGCGCCACGTCTATCCCCACGCCACCTTCGCAGAACTAGGTCAGCGTGAGGATTTCATAACCGACGCGGTGGAGCAGTACCTGCGCGACCATGCGGACGGTAACTACCGCAAGCGTAATCACGAACAGGTGCTGGACGCGCTGTCTACTGAGCAACAGCAGACACAACCCGGCGAAGGTAAGAAGTTCGAGCTGTTTGAATACTGGGGTAGCATCACCGGCCACGACCTGCGGGCCGCGGGCGTTGAAGTGCCTGACAGTGACCTGGACAAGTGTTCCTACGGATGCGTGTGGATGATCGACGACGTGGTGGTCAAGGTAGCCCAGGCGCCGTACAAGGACCAGGTCAGTATGTACCACCACTTCGTGTTTGAAGAAGATGAAGTCAACCTGACTGGTTCCGGCCTACCGGTCATCATGCGCGACAGCCAGCTCGGTATTGCCACGTTCACCCGCATGTTGGTGGACAACGCAGCATCGGTGTGTGGTCCGAACGTCGAAGTGGATCTGGATCAGTTGGCGGCCAGTACAAACCCTAACACCATCGTGCCGTTCAAGGCGTGGGTCAAAGACAACGCGAGTCCGAACGGTGGGCGCGCGGTGCAGTCTATTTCGTTCGACAGTCATATGACCGACCTGATGGCCGCTATCGGCCTGTTCCGCGAGTTCGCGGACGCGGAAACGTTCGTCAACCCGATGACCGGCGGCGATATGGAGTCCATGCCATCCGAGGCGCTGCGTACGCAGGGTAATATGTCCATGGCCATGGGTAACGCAGCGCTCCCGTTCAAGGACATTGTGCGCAACTTCGACAAGTTCACGTCCAGTGTGATCAACGCACTGATCCAGTGGAACCTGATTTATCACGAAGACGCGGACACCCTCACCGGCGATCTGCGACCGATTGCCAAAGGCGCCAGCAGCCTCATGGCCAAGGAAGTCCGCGCGTACGTGTTGGATGCCCTGGCGCAGACGCTGACACCCGAAGAGCGCATCTATATCAACGAGGAAGAGCTACTGAAAGAGCGACTGTCAGTACGCGACCTACCGCTTGAGAAACTGCTGGCGACCAAAGAACAAGTGGCCGAACGCCGCGAGGCGCAGTCGGCGCAAGCTGAGCAGGCGCAACAGCAGGCTGCCGAAGTTATGGCGGCAGACATCATGCTGACCCGAGGCAAGGCGCTCAAAGAAACCACCGCCGCCCAGCGCAACCTGGACAACGCCGATGTGGCTACGGCCCGAGCGTTGGTTGAAGCTATCGTAAAAGGAGTAGACCTTGACACCCTCAGACAGATCGTCAGCACAACAGCAGCTCGCCGCGGCACTACAGAGCAACCCACAGCTCAAGGAAGTGTTACGCCAGTACCTCAGCAGTCTGGCGGAGAAGTCGTCGAGCTCGCTGGAGCGAATCGATAACGAACACGAGTTGTTCAGGTACCAAGGCGAGCTACGGGTACTACGAACGATACAGAAGGGCCTTGATGGCGTCACAAAAGAAGCGCCACAAACTTGACACACAACACAAACACAGGTAAATAACTGCTATGGATACTACAGACGACGTGCTGGACACAGATTACGACACCGCGTTCGGTGAGGCTACTGGGGAT